TCATTGCAATGCAGCAGCTTCGCCTTTACGCATTCCTGTTTCGATAAGCAGACGGAAAAATATCCAATAATTGTAGCCATATTGATGTGCGGTTTGTAGAAAGAGGGGGATCTGATCGCTTTCCAAATATTTAATTCCTTTTTCTTTTGGTTTCCCTTTGATAGTCACTCCTATACAAGGGTTTTTCTGTATTTTCCCAATTGTAACGGCTTTACTCATAGCGTTTGACATTGTACTGTGAATAATTTCTACCGTTCTACGACTATAGCCCGCTTCATGTATGTTATTTAGAAACTTTTGATACATAACAGGCTTAACATCGCTTAATAATATATCCTTGAAATACGGAAGGATATGATTTCTGATATTTACCTCGTGAAGTAAAAAGGTGTTTTTACGAACCGACCCTTTCTTATATTCATGAAGCCATTCGTTTAGAAAGGTTTTTAGTAGGATAGGTTTCTGTTCTAGCCCTTCACCTAAATGTATCTCCATTTAGCCTGGAGCGGGGAAAACTCATTTGCTCACAGCGATATCTAATAATCTGATTAAGAAGCTAAACGTGCCAGTTTTATATTTTCCATACGTGGAGGGGTTTAACGATTTAAAAGATGACTTCGACAAATTGGAAGGCAAACTGGAACGCATGAAGCAGGTTGAAGTCCTCTTTATTGATGATTTGTTCAAGCCAGTGAAAGGCAAGCCAAGGGCTACAGATTGGCAGGTAGAACAGCTATATGCAGTAATTAATTACAGGTATTTAAACCATAAACCAATTCTTGTTTCTTCAGAATTGGTTGTAGATGAAATAGTGGATGTAGATGAGGCACTAGGGACTCGCATTTATCAAATGTGCCGGGATTTCACCGTTGTGATCAAGGGAGATAGAAAAATACTTAATCATAGATTGGCAGGGATTTGAATGAGGAATTTATTAGGGTTTGATGGACTAGCACCCTATTCAATCATTTATTGGCAGTTAGGTGGGGAGAACCAATCGAAGACAGTTTGTTATACGGATGACGAAGAAAAGAAAGCCTTGGAGCGTTTTCGTACGATTGGTATTTTTATAGTACTTATGACAAGGCTATTGTGAATTACGGAGAAAGCAATATTGAGTATGATCAAGTAAATCAGCATATAAGTTAAGAGTATACAACAAAAGTATGGTAATAAGAACTATTAAATTAGTCTATAGACTTAAAGAACCCGAGCATAATCTCCAGTATTTAAACCGGATACATCAAGAAAAAGCAATTTGATATCTTGCCCTTTTCTGGTACTTATTAAGGTTTCTATGACTTAACAGTAAATGGTAAAATGAACATGAAACAGTATTTTATAGCTGAGATTAAGAAATATGTGACACTACGAAGTAATGTATGATAATAAAAAAATTTTAAAAAGAGGGAATTTATAGTATGGAAATAAAAAAAGAGATAAATAGCAATAGGTCATTCGCTTTAAAGAAAGTAGTAATAAACTCAATTGTATCATTAATTGTTTTGTTCTTTATCTTTCTAATTGGAAATAGTGTTAACCCTGAATTAATTAACTTCAAAAATAAATTTGTAACTATAAATGTTATTCAAATTGCTTTGTTTTATATATTTATAAATGGTTTTAAATATTATAAGAGTATATTAGAGAATCTAAATCTAGGATCTTTAATAGATGAGAATAGGAGAAAGGGTTACCCAATTATATTGATTAAGCAAAGACTTGCACAAAATGAATTATTCTTAGAAGAATACAAAGAAAAACTCAATTTAATAAAAGCATACTCGCCAATTCCAATAATAATTTTCCTTATAGGTCTATTTTTGAATAAGGGATTTGTAATAAATTTAGATTTGGTTAAGTCTATTAATCTAGATTTGGTTAAGTCTATTAATCTAGAGAGTATTAAGATATTTCAGGGTGAATTGTTTGTTATGGTGGGAATTGTCTTTGTTATAATTTATATTCTTAAGTTAAGAGCTACTTGGTTGAAATATAAGCTTTTGTTAAGGATAGTATCAAAATATAAAAATGAACTTATTTATCTTGAAAGTGAGAAATATAAAGAAGACCTTAGTTATCGTGAAAGTGTGCAAAATAAACACCGTCAAGAAAGAGTAAAAGATAGACACAAGTATTAAGTTGTCTGACGGTCAAGCCCACGGCATCAGTCTTTAGAGTAGCCAGAAGCTGCTTTATTATTGATCCCTTTTATTTACGCAGGATTATTCTGGATATGTTTGTTTTTATGAGAATATTAGAAAAATGGGAGGGATGTTATGTGGGCAAATTATTCATGCTACCTAAAATCGATAGGGAAAAAACAAGGGATGCTGTGGAATCTGCATTGGAAAAATATCGCTTTTACCTACTGACTATTCCGGAAGAAAGATTACCTAAAGTTACTGCTACTTATTCTCTTGCTGCTTCAGCTCCATCTAATCAATTTCATTCCTCAACAGAAACAGCAGTCATTAATAAAGTTGATTATGAACGTAAGCGAGTTGAATATATAGAAACTATAAGAAAAGCAGTAAATCGATTGAACTTCAAGGAAAGAGAAATAATCATTAAAAGATACTTATGTGAAGATGAAGTGTACGATTATGAAATTTATAATAATATTGGATACAGCGAAAGAAGGTATTATCGATTAAAGGCGAGAATATTTTATAAACTTGCATTTATTCTGAGAATTGAGGTCTACAAGAAGGAAGAGCATCTAAGTTGATGCTCTTCCTTCTTGTATCAACCTTATGTCAAACGGGGAATCCTGGTAAATACACAAAAAGGTGATCAGTGTGGATAAAAAGGAACAAATTGAATATGCCCATTTTTTAATTGAACGAATTTCAAAGGATTTTTTACTAGAGGGTTCTCCTTACATTATTCAAGAAGGTTTCGAAAACATAAGGGATTTAATAATTTTATATGGTAAGCAAAGCAATTTATTGGAAAGTGTATTAGTTCTTATTGAAAATAATATGGCTGAGGAAGCCTTTATTCTTATGAGGTCCTTACTTAATAACTTCATGCTTTTGGTTTATTTAAGCAATGATGATTCGAAACAAACAAGACATAAAGAATTTAGTCTTCAACCTATAAAAACTTACTTAAAGTTCCTTTATGATATGAGAAAAGGAGTTGAAAGAGGATGGCTTTCGCAAGATAAGTTAATTGATTTAGAACTAAAGATAAAAATATTTGAAGATGAGTTAGAAAATCACCGCGAAGTTTTCTATAAAAAAAATGGTAAAAAGTCTTATAATACAAGACCTATTTCGATTTCTAAAATGGCAAATAGTGATGAGTTTTTATATAACTATTATATTTCTCATTATAGAGAAGGTAGCGCCTATGAACATTCTGATCCTAGCTCATTAAAAATCTATAAAGATAAATTTATGGATGATAACGACGTTGATGGAGTTTTTAAGCTTGATTTAAGTAAAACAGATATAGAGCTTGAAGAGAATGTTTTAAAAACAGCGATTGGTATTTATACTATGTCTTATCTGACATTATTAAAGCTATTCTCTAATGATTATGAATACTTGATTGAAGACAGGAAAACGAAATTAGAAGAAATCGCTTTGATTATGCATGCTTCAAGTATTTAAAATTGGCAGATTGAAGGCAGATATTTGGCAGAAAGATGACAGAGCATTTTGTTATATATGTGGTAAATTTATATCATCGAGAATAAAGAAAGGGCAGCACTTAAATTGAGGGGCGCCTTTTATGTCATTATTTGACGAACGATAATGTTTGTCTATTTGATTTCCTTGTATTCATAATAGGGAAGAAGGAGGTCGGGTACTTTGAAAAAATTTAAAAAATTTAATGTTGTTAGTACTGACCTGGGAATAATTGAAGGTGAAGGATTGTATAAAAAAAATGAAGAATACATCTTTATAGATACAAAAGATAGAAGTATTGTAGATTTTTTCTTAAAACTACATAAACTGAAACTTACTACGATTGAATTTTCAGGGATAGATAGTGATGCAGTTTTTAGTGGTGATTTTTTAATCAATACAATTCTTTATAATAACAATACCTTTATGCATGAGGTAGTAATAAAAATTGATGAGCTACCAAAATCAGAGCAGCACAAAATTAAATCAGAAAAATATAATCCTAATGTTCCTTTCTCTGATCAGCGTGAAGAAATATATGGAGACATGAAGAATCCACCACCTAATTATGGTGATGGGGAAGAATGAAGTTTTTAAGCATCCATTAAGTTGGGTGCTTTTTATTTTGGAGAAGGAAGGTAAGATTGATGAAGTTTGCTGACCAATTACCTTTATCGGACATTCTTAAATCCATTCAACTTAATATATAAATCACACATCATCAATGATATGTGAACAAAATGTGAAAATGTAATTCACATTATCCAAAAAGTTGTCACAAGGACTTATCTTTTTTTAGTAGAACCCTTTCAGTAAGAGATGAAAGGTGGTTTTTATTCTGAAATACTGTTTTGCTACTTTTATTTTTCCTGATGATTGGCAGTCTGAACTATTATTAAAAGGTAGGTCACTTAGTTTTATTGAAGAGCAAATAAAAAGATACGGGAATGGATGGATAAGTACATCGAATAAAGGTATTGTCACAAGTAAGGTAGATACTGTATACGTTCGTGAGATTACTGATTTCAATATGTACAATAAAAGAGAGACTTTAAGCTAATAAATACGACACAAAGCTACGATCATTCAGATTTTAATAAAGAATAGTTATTGGGGAGCATCCATTCATTGGGTGCTTTTTAGATAAGAAATAGTTTCCCAGGTTTTCTTTTTCACTTTTACATTATCTACCTCAGAGAAAGTTTAGTTATTAGTGTTAGAATTATCTGGAGGTGATAACTTTGTTTGTTTCTCCAATGCTATTGCACAAAACAGAGCAACCCTTGGAGGATGATGGTTTTATTACTGAGCTGAAGCTTGATGGGATTCGTTTAATCCTTTCTAAGTTTAATGATCAGATAAAATTATATACTCGCCACAATAATGAGGTCACAATGAAATTCCCTGAATTGCTCCAGTTGGATATTCCGGATGGAACTATACTTGATGGTGAAATAATCGTGACTGATCTACAAGGTAAGCCTGATTTTGAAGCAATGATGGAAAGATTTCAATCTAAGAAATCAGAACACTCTATACAATATTGCGTATTTGACGTAATTTATCATAATGGTCAAAAGGTAACTCATTTACCTCTACATGAGAGGAAAGAGCTGCTTGATAAAATAGTGGAAGATACTGATTTGATTTGTAAGGTTCGATGGATGTACGGAAATAGCCCAGCTTATTTTGATTTAGTGAAACAACAAGGGCTTGAAGGAATCGTCCAGAAGAAGGCAAATTCACAGTATCAAATTAATAAACGATCTTATGATTGGCTAAAGGTTATTAATTATCAATACACAGATGCAGTCATAACCGGATTACGAAAAGACGAATTTGGATTGCTGCTTGGGATTGAAGAAAATAACCGAATAAAGCCAGCTGGTATAATGGAGTTTGTTACACCTTCAGCAAGGATGGAATTCTATAGCCAGTATCAAGATTTAATTGTAGATGAAAATAAGAAATTCATTTACTTGGACCCCAAGATTAAATGTAGGGTAAAGTTCAGAAATTATACAAAGAATGGTTTGCTACGGATTCCGTCTTTTGTTGAATATGTAACATAAGCGTCTATCCATTGGGTAGGTGTTTTTTAATGTTCCTTGTAAGCTAGGCATACAGAAATACATGATCCACAACACGTAAAAGTGATTGTAAAGTCTTGTGCCTAGTTTAGAGTGAATATAAAGCAGGAATATAGTCCCTTTTGTCGAATTCATTGGACAGAAGGATGGTGGAACATGAGTAGTGATATATGGGTAGCAATTATTGGGGGATTAGTTACAATTTTAGTTGGTTTCTTAGGATATCGAGGAGCCATAAAAGGTGCAATGCTACAAATTGAAAAACAGAACAAAGATGCATTACAGAAGAGAGCAGATGATGAAAATAATGCTAAAAAAATTATTCAATCATTTCTGTACGATGAAATAGAAAGGAATTTTAGTTTAATTAAGAAAACAATCTTTGATGCAATAAAGGATCAAAGTGAAGGTGAGTTAAGAACAGGATATCATCTTAACCTTGTATTTAATTTCGCTACATATGAAGAAGTTAAATTTCAATTGATTTATCTTTCTGAACATGCATATGTCTCAGATATAATATCGATTTATAAGTGCTTTAGAGAATTAACAACGATAGATAAGCTCCACGAACTGCCGAAAGAAGAAGCATTAGCTATATATAATGTATTAAATAAATGGGTACTCAAATTAGAAGTAAAGCATCTCAAGTAGAGGTGCTTTTTTTAATGGGGTGAGAAGGATGAAATCTTTTAAAATAACACCTGAGCAGGAGAGGGAGAACCTTGAAAGACTTAGGAAAGAAATAATCAGCGAACAGGAATCACGCGTACTAAGAGGGGAAACCAGAGATATTTATAGGCGCCGCAAAGGTGGAGCCTATATTAATAAATGATTAGAGGCTACTTACAATGCGCTGATTGGCCTTCAACTTTAAAAAGGGGGTGTATCGGATGAACGTAGTCCAACCCATTCGGAATAAGGTGTTAATTCAAGAAATGAAAGACTTCCTGAAAAAGAATAACGAACGAAATTACATCATGTTTTTGCTTGGGATCCATACGGGCTTGCGTATCTCTGATATTCTTCGTTTACGGGTGAGGGATGTATTAGGATGGGACATCGTCTTAAAGGAAAAAAAGACGGATAAACATAAGGAAGTGAAGATGTCTAATGAATTAAAACGGGCGATTCGGAGCTATGTGAAAGACAAACCCAAGAGTGAGTATTTAATCAAAAGTCGAAATGGAAAAAATCAACCAATTACAAGAGGGATGGCCTATGTGATATTGAACCAGTTAGCTGAAGAATTCGGACTTGAACGAATCGGGACCCATTCTCTTCGAAAGACTTACGGGTATAATCATTACAAGAAATTTAATGATGTAGTAGCCCTTCAACAGATTCTCAATCATACAGACCAAAGGGAAACCTTAATCTATATTGGAATTAAACAAGATGAACTCAATAAAATGCAGGGGAAAATCGACTGGTGATTCTCTCTTTTTTTGTATTCTTCTTTATTTTTTTGCTCTTTTTAATTCGCTTCAACCTGACGGTTGTTCAATTCATTTTTAGAAACAAGGAAATCCTTTGTGACTGTAAGGATAGGTGGGTTCGTGTGAATTATACACAATCTGGGTTATAACTAATTCACAGGGGTATTTTTAGCCTATTTTACATTGAAAAAACAAAAGGAAAGCAATGATGTATTATCTGAATTTTTAAACTGGGATTCGGCGTGAAATAGAAATATTTATTAAATTTTGTTGTTAGGAATTAAACACGTTAAATTTATATCATCGGTATTAGGTATTGTCAGTGGGATTGGTCTGACTTTAACTCGGATTATCAGGTAGCCAAAGATGAGAATGTTTTTATTGAAGAAAGGTATATGTCCGGGATTATTTAACATCGATGTGTTTCGTCATTCTATGACATATGCGGAAATTAGGTGGAGGGCTTTTTATAAACTGACATTGAACTTAAATTTTGAATCTACAAAGTAAAAAGAAAAAGCCACATTTAGTGGCTTACTCAATTTTAGAATAGGATTTTATTTAAGATTTTCAAGTTGACTAAGTATATACTTGTCACTTGCAAAGCTATCCTTTCTTGCTAATAATAGTAAAACTTTAAAAAAATATGGAAATTCATCTCTTTCTTCAGATGTAACCGTTACCTCTACTACTTCTCTTTCTTCAGGGTACTTTGCCAATTCAATAGAAGGAGGATTACGAAGATATTCTTTTAGACTATTCTTAGTTATAGAATATGTAATTTGTGGTATATCGTCAAAGCTGTATTGAATGAAAAACTTATCTCTTGTTTTCTTATTATCATGATCATCATTCGTTAACATAATTTCTGAATAATTACAAAACATACTAATCATGGACTCTAAAACAGAGACAAAAGCTGAGACAAAATCGAAATAAGTCTCTATATCTTCTATTTTGGGGATTTGATAGTGATGCTCCATTTTATTTCTTATCGTATTAAATCTATTAAGTGAAAATGAATTAAATAATCCTGCTGCTTTAAAAAAATTTAGCTTAGCATTAAAGCCTAATTTATTTTCTTTAAACACCTTGATGTTTAAAACGTGGAGACAAACATCTAATTGACAATCAATTGCTCTCTTTAAATGTGATACACAATTAATTAAATGAATATGTTCAATCTTAGAAGAATCGTTCTTTAATTGTAAAAGTTCATGTTCTGCAAATTGTAAATAATCCCGCGGAAATAAATCGAATCTTGGAAAGGAAGGTGAACTTCCACTTGAATAATCAAAGCTCATTAAAGGTAAATTTTCTATTAAAAATTCTTTTAAAACCTGAGATTTTGCAATTTTACTAGTGCTAGTACTTGTCACCCAAACCATCTCCTTACTTATAAATATCATTTTATATTATCATTCTTTAATGGAACAATAAATAAATTAAATTCAATTGATTTGTACAGCGACCGTTACTGCAATCCTAACTTTCCTCCTGGGTGATTGAAAAGGACAGGATACATTTAAATAAGCTATTAGCATAATGAGGTGGTATTAGGTCAAATGTCATAATTTGACGAACGGTTTTTATAGTAATATTTGCATAATCCGGTTATATTTTTCTGTGGGACAAGAAGGGGGAACTAGTTATTATGCAGATAAAGCAAAGATTAAACGAAATTTTGGCAGAGGATAATAAATTGCCAGGTGCTTTGAAATTTTCCAGTAAAGAAAACTTGGAAAGCCTACAGAATGGAACACTTTATTTAAATAACTTCCAGTACTACAAGGATGTGGAGTTGAAAGAGAAAAGAAAAGGACAAGGTGATGCTTTTGATGTGTCACTTCGCATTTCTGATGTGGATATAACCTTTAAACACCCGGAAACAGGGGAAGTGCTATTAAGGGGTAAAGCTAGTAATTCTAATTTGGAAAGTAAGGAAGACTATCAAAAGCATCTATTTTGCATGACTGGAATAACATCTGACTTATTAGAAATAGTCGAAATAAAAGATAATGTTGCCATTACCAGTCTTGCGTTGTCTGATGAATTAAAAGAAAAAGCTCTCGAAAACTTTGGGGACTATGTGATGCTTATTAATACAGGACGTTTCATGGAAAGAGTAGAGCAAGTTTGTGCAGAAAAAGGTATTAAAGTGATAAGAAATCTAGTTGAGTACCGAGACATGTCAATCAATCATACAGACCGTATAGAAGCATTCGGTACAGGTAATGCCAACTTTTTCTTTCAAAAGGATAATTTTTTCGCTTACCAAAATGAGTACAGACTTTTATTCCCTGAATTAATAGGTGATGAAGCAGAAATTATTAATATTGGTAGTATAAAAGAATTCACTAACATTTTTCCAACGAAAGAATTTTTAGAAAACGACCTTCAGTTTAGATTTACTTTAACTGAAGAAGTGGACACTAAATAAAAAAAAAAAGCATCCATTAATTTGGGTGCTTTTATATTTGAAGGAATTTATCTTCTTTTGTCGAATGTGTAGGCAGAAGGAGGTGGCAAAATTGAATTATGAATACAGAGTAATGACTTATAATAATATGGCAATCGGAGAAACAGATGAATCGTTAGCATTAGAATTGAATTACTTCGGAAGGGATGGTTGGGAACTAGTTTCTGCCATGCCAATAGTAAAAGGCGATGGTTCAGAAGGAGAAATGGACATTAGAACTAGAGAATTAAAATTTGTTTTTAAAAGACAAAAGTAATTATTTAAGCATCCTTAGGGGGCTAACAAATTAGAGCGAACTCTTAATTGGTGTTTCTTATAAATAGGGGTTGTGGATTCCAGTGAATGACTTTGAAATCAAAGAGTTAGGTTTTGTTGATTCCGAAATAAATGCAATTGAAGAGCACTTCATTATTATGACTCTCTCGATGGATGATTGGGAGTTGATTTCATTTGTTGACGAAGAAGAAATATACCAAGATGGGGACCAATACTTGAAGTTACCTACAGGTAGATGGGTTTTCTTTGATCAAGAATTACTTCGTAAAGAAATGCTTCACCAAATCGATTGATTAATATTCAAAGACGCCTTAATTATAAGGTGTCTTTTTATTTTGGAGAAGGAGTGAGTAGGGATGTCAAAGACTATTCAGGAAGCAGCAAAGGAAATGGTTATTGCATTGCTTACGGATTATGATGTGGCTTACATCGATTACGCTGCCAAGGAAGTTGAGTACAATATTCGGCTTGATAAGGCGGGCGTATTCATTGATGGTGTTAAGGTAACTGATGACTGAGTATAAGACAGAAACACAGAAGAAGAAGTTCTATCGGTCAGGTGATTGGGAAACGTTACGCCAGCAGGCATTGATAAGAGATAACTTTGAATGTCAATGGTGCAAAAAAGAGGGAAAGGTTACTGTTGATTCAATCAAAGAAGAAGGTAAACGAAAAGATATTGTTCTCAACGTCGACCATAAGTACGGCATAGAAAATTATCCGCAGCTGGCACTTGTATTAAATAATTTGGAAACATTATGCGTTTTTCATCACAATGTTAAGGAGGGCAGAGTCTTTGGCCAAACCAAAAAGAAAAAATGGGATGATGAGAAATGGTAACACCCCCCGGCAAAAGATTTCGGCAATTATTTTTTTCCCGGGGACCGGGGAGGGGGCTCGATTCTCCAGATTTATCATCAATTTTTCACGTTAGGGGGGTGGGTACATGGCGGTTAAAATCACGGATCTCAAAGAACAACTAATGAATAAAATAAATTTAGATGATTTGATCCAGGTTGAGAAAGTAGAAAGGTATATACATTTAGTCAAGTCTTTTAGAAGAGTAAATAAAATAATCAACAAAGAGGGCGAATCCGTTACAACGAAAAATGGATTCCAGACTTTTACTAAAGCCCATCCCCTAATTGGTGAACGGAATAAGATTAATGCTTCTTTATTGAGTATAGAAAAGTCATTCGGTTTTGAGGATGAAAAGGAGCCCAAGCATAGCGCTAGTGACCTTATATGATTTCTAATAAATACGTTGATGAATATATCAAGCAGTATGAATCAGGAAATATAAAGCTTAATAAAGAACGTGTCCTGCTGATAGGGTTTTTGAAGAAACATGTTTTATCCCGAGATGATCTATATTTCGATGAAGAACAAATAAATAATTTTAAGAGGTTTACCGAGAAATGGTATTTCCCCTTAGAACCTTTTCAAATTAATGAATGGAAAGGAAGAATCTTTCTGATGGGTACAATTCGTGATAGAGCGATCATTAAATTGCAGGCAGCATTGATGTTACCTGAACATAAAACTTTAAATATAAAAATGGGCGAGATTGATTATTTTCAAAATAGAAAACGTGTTCTTGATGAATACCAGGTTGAAGAGTTTGAAAACAACATTCATTATGCAATGGTATATCATTTAAGATTTGATTACACAACGAAGGAAATCCAATTGAACTGCATGGATACTGTGTGTATATTCATCCTGTTACGAAAGAGTTTCGTATTCAGACGAAAGATAATTCCTTTGAAAAAATTCAGTTTGATGAAGTTATTGGTGTGA